TCGAAGTAATCTTGATAATCTTTATTAGAGCTATTTTGATTTAATAGTACACCATTTTGATAGATCTCGAAGAGGTTAGGTCGTATACCTCTTTTTACAAGAAAGGCGTTTTTTCCTATTAAGAACTCGCATTCAACCAAAAGGTTCTTATTTGTCATGGAATTGACAAGCTGAGGTTTATTGATATTACGAAAAGCTTTACCATACAAGACATAAGACAGCGCATCCAAGATCGTCGACTTGCCTGCGCCATTTTCACCGAGAATGAGTGTCGATTTGCTGCGATCCAATTGAACCTCAGTCATTTGGTTTCCAGTCGATAGAAGATTCTGCCAACGGAGTTTATTAAAATAAATCATGATTACTCCACACTTAAAGCTTCACCATACAGCGTTGTTAAGAAATTGTACAATCTTTTTTTATCGACTGGAGTATCCCACTGGTCGACTACTTTGGTGAGGATTGTGAGCGTATCTTCCGCTTCATTGACAATGTCACGGTCATCTTCCAGTTGAAGATTAAGATTGTCTTCGACCACCTGAATGTCAAGAGCACCTGCCTTTTCGAGCTTATCAATATATGTATCGAACCAGAAAGGATTGTTCTTGTTCTTTACAATCACCTTGATGTAGTTACCCTTAACAGCATCGAAATCTAACTCGTTAATGGATTCAAAGTTAGACCATTTGGCATCATCATAGAACCACTTCTGAAACATCGTATAAGGATTCTGTATGAATGTTAGCTCACGAGTGTCTGTGTCAAATATATGAAAGCCCCTTGGATCATCATAGTCAGACCAAGACATTTCGTAGGGTGCGCCAAGATAATTGATATTACCACGCGTGGATTTATGATGGAAATGCCCACTACACACGACATCAAACTTATCAAACATGCTAGCGCTAAATCCATGATCATTTATTGCACCTTTATACATCTCGAAGCCGGCAAGTTCAAGATGTCCAAATAAAACCTGCGCAGAAGTCTTATCGATAAACTCCATGCTTTCATCATAGTTGCCAGAACAAATCCAAGGAAGTACGGCAATATTCAAGCCGTCGATATCGACTTCTGTTGGATCTGAGTAGTAGTGAATGTTATACGTCGAGTGATCAAACAACTCGCGCATTGAATTGACTTCGTTCGTGTTCTTGAACGAAGTATCATGGTTGCCGATGATAACGTCTAGTCGGATTCCTGAAGTATCACAGTGTTCGACGAATCGCCGTAAATTTCTCGCTGTAACAAAGTTGATATACTTTCGTCGATCAACAATATCGCCCAAATGAAAAATGCGGCTAATACCATTAGCAGAAAGGTACGGAAAGAAGTGTTCATAATAAAACCTATTAAAATACTCTGCGAAAGCCGCAGAATCCCCACGAGCACCCCAATGGGTGTCAGTAATTAAAGCAATTTTCATTTAAAGATCTTCTTCTTGTTACCATAATATTCACGTAAAGACATATCCGCAAAATCACGAATGAGTTCCATCGAAATCATGTAGTTATACCGAATGTGTTCAGGTGTTTTTTCATTCAGCATGTTTTCTCTGATCTGTTGAACCAGAGCTGGAATATTATCCTTCATCTTCTTCGTCCTCGATAAACTTCTCTACGCCTTTCTTTTCGACTGGCTTTGGCGGTTTCTTTGCTTCAAACTTCTCTACTAATTCGCCGAGCTTTTCTGAGACATTGATAAATGCGGCATTGAAGTGTGATCGATCTTCTGGTGCCATGTCTACGAGAGTATTCATGATCATGCTATTCTCAAAAGCTTTATGCTTGATGTATGTGTGTTTCTTTTCTTTTTGAATTCGACGTAAGAACGCATAGTAAATGATTTGTGTAAAGTAAGCGAATGGATTCGATGATTTTTCTGGATTGAAGTTATGAATGTATGTCAGGCAGTTTTCAATACCATCTCCTACCATCTCTTCACGATATGAGTATCCAATAAAGTTAGGCCGAGTTGAGAGGCGCTGTGCGATCAACATGATGCACTTGCCTACATAATCTGGAATTGCTGGTCTCGGTTCACCATTCTTTTTAGCTTCTTGACACGAGTTCCAAAACTTGACCATCTCGGTATAGAATAACTTATTATCGATATAATGGGTAGTCGATTTCTTTTTAATCATCATTCAACTTTCTCAATTTACTGTACTTTTTCCGACGAGTCTTTGTGCTATAAAAGATTTCATTTTGCGATCCATCTCTTCCATGCCCTCGAGGGTTTGTTCTAGGATTTTATCATTTTCATGCTTGACTGTGTATTCGACGAGTTTATTATAATATCTTTCCATTCTATCTGAAGGATTATAGTCATACAATACAACGTTTTTCTTTATATGTACACCGTTATCTTTCGAAAATGCTAACAAATAATCCATACGAACACCAGAACCTTCATCTGAGTCGTCGATAATATCCATCATAAATGGTTGTTCAATTATATATGTCGCTGATATATCTGTATCATTTTTAACATCACCGATAAGAGTTTCGCCACTAATCAAGTGTAATATTTTTATCATAATTAAACCTTTACATTATAGATTTCATAGTCAAACTGTTCAGAGTCATAAATCTTCGTACGTTCAATAAAGTGTAGAAGAGTAAAGTTTTGATGGGATTTGTAAGAGAGGTCATCGACGATGTCATATAAGACAGCGTGCTCTTTTGATTCATGCTGGCGAAGCATACGACCGATAGACTGAAGCACCTTAATCTTTGACTTCGATGGAGATGCTGCGATCATATGATGCAATCGATTAATACTTACTCCAGTCGATGTCGTTCCTAGAGAGGCGAGGAGGATGGCGTTTTCTTCTTCTTCGATCGCCTTTCGTATCGATTCTCGAGTATCACCGTTAACAGAGCCATCGATGTAAAAAACATTATGATCAGTACTTCTTGTGATGAGATCATGGAGTGTTTTACCATGATCCACAATTCGAAAGAAAACAAGCTTATTACCTTTTAACGAGAGACTGAGGTTTCTGATAAATTTATTTCGAGCGTCGCAATGAATGAGGAAATCGATCTCTTCTTGATATGTCTTTCCTTTGACTGCATGGCTAGTTGATTCATTATACTTCAGGACGATGCACTTGATCTTGAGTTTGGATACGTATCCTTGATCCATAAGATCTTTTGTGCTAACGGCTTTGTATTTTGGACCGAAGAGACCTTCGATTGTTGTTTCGTTGAGGGGTGTGCCATCAAGGGTGCCAGTAGTGCCAAAGCGATACTTACAATCAGTAAGACTACTAAGAATTTGTATAAGCGAAGTTGCTTTTGCTCCATGTGCTTCATCTCCGAATACGACTCCAAACTGTTGATACCAAGGTTTTGGCATCTTATTCTTACCATTGTTCAATGACTGCCACGTCGTCACGACCATATCACATTCAATATCATTCGCCTTACTCAAACCTTGAGTCGACATGTGAATATCGCCTGTATATCCATAATCTCGAAAGTCACTCTCCATCTGATTCACCAGTCCAATCGTAGGAACAATGATCAAAGCCTTATGTTTTTGATACCATCTCATCAGAATGTAGATCATGAGAGATTTACCAGAAGAAGTCGGCGATACCAATGTTCTTCGATTCGATCGAATACATTTCAAGATTGAATCAAACTGATAATCTCGAACGGCATACTTTTCAGGAATTCCAAGAGTATTTATGAACTCTCTTAGCTCGTGCTCAGATACTCCATCATAATACAATTCTTCGTCAAACGAGAACGTATAGTTTCGAGCATCGCAAAACTTTTTAATATGTCTTGCTAAACCCGAGTATACATATCCAGTCAGATTGTTGATGAGACGAATTTTGCCGTCCCACATTCTCGCTCGATACTTTGGATGGAACTTATAATTCTCTGCATAGAACGTAAACTCGTCTGCCAATTCCATGATAGTCGATGGTTCTGCTTCCACTTTGACGTGGACACTATTAATAAATTTTAGGTGGACATCTGCCATTCTTAAACTCTAGTGACTGCAATGCCGTATCCCATACCAGGATCATACATTGGCACATGTAAACCAGTGTCGACTAGTTCGTCTACCGGACAACCCATAGCAGCCAGATCGGCAATGGCTTCTTCACGAGTTTGTCGCAATTTTCCAAACTGATTGCCATCATCCCACCATTGTGCTTGATAAAAATACATCAGATACCTACCTTGAACTTTTCCCATTCTATTGCGGCCTTAATATTAAAACCACGAGCAGTGAGAGACTTGATGATGGATTCAAGGAGATCAATCTTCTCGTGCTGAATGCCGAGTTTCAGCGATAGATTCACCATATCCTTGTCTGCTTCGATATAGTTATTCACTTCAGATTTGAGTATTTTACCTTGAGGTGGCAAACGCCAACCTTTCTCATGAGACTCTTCTGTCGGCCCGAGAGTATAGAATTCCAGCTTCTCGAGCTTGAGTTGCTTCAGTTCGACTTCTTGTTTACGAAGCAGCAGACGCTCATGTGTAAAGATCTTAAAATACTTGTGATGAAGCTTTGGAATGTTGAGCGCCTCGTCGCCGAGCTCAGAGCGATTAATCTGGGAATCTTTTTCCCATTCTGCATAAATGTCATCAATTTTCATAACTAAATCCTATAAAACTTCGATATCATACCTTAGATATTTAAACTCTACACTGCATTCTATATAATTGACACTAGTATCTGTACTATTAAACTCAATATCTCCAATGCTGATTGGAAATGCATCATAAAAAGTTATCATAATATTCGAGTTCATGCTACTATTCATAATCTGTAAGTTGAGATCCGAATATAAAGTAGATGTACCTCCAACTTGAGAATTCCGTAAAGCCTTATATCCATCGAAACTTACTGGAGAAGCGAGCGCTACCATCCAGTTGTAGATCTCGAGATAATCTGTCATATCTTCATTCACTCGAAACGTCAGATCGAGCGGGCTATAAGTCAGTTTGCCTGTGACTGGAATCGGAACGAACGGAGTAGGACTCTCGCCGTTGCTCATCTGTACTCCAGGAAAACGAATGTTCTGTACATTATAGCTAATCGCTGGTGCACGTGCCAAAGTAAACTTATAGCCTAGAGGTGACAGAAAGTTTTTGTTTATACTATTTACGGCTGTCATATCTTTCCTTTGGCTGCAATACCCATTAT